GTCTCCATTTTGACTTGTTGCACAACAACCATATCTGTTGTGCCGTTAGATTTAATCTCTCAATTTTCCATGGTGACAATGCCACCACGCATATTTTATTCTGGCAAATTTTTCATATTGCCAAGGATTGTAGCTAAACAACCCCTTATCGATAAAATATCTCTTCATCTTTGGATAATAGAAAAAAGAATCCAAAAAGTCAATAATTCGTTCTATTTTCTTTTTCATCGTCTCACAACTTTCTTGCTTATTTCCGCAACGCTGATTCCATTTGCAGACTTTCGAATCTCAATATCCTTGCCTTTGCACAAAGACTTAGCTATCTGTTCCGCACATTCTTCAATTTTCAACTTAAGTTCTCTTTCTGACATCAGTTTCTCCCATAAATCAACTTATGAAGTTTAGTGCCTGTAATCGCATATTCAAAACGTGTAGGAATGAAGTCTTTTGAAAATCCGGCTATCATGCAACGCCTTGTAAATTCTCCGTGTTTCTTCCAGCGGTCAATAATACTCTTTTTCACGTTCTTCCTCTCCCATTCGTCAATCATTGTTTTATAAAAACACGCCCTGTCATAAAACGGTATCGTTTTACACATCCTTTGCAGATTTTCTTTTTCCAAAATTCCTTTAGCCGTATTTACATCTACAACTACACAATTGCAAAACAATATTGGAGAAATGCATCTTTCAGCTTCTGGAGCGCAAAACCACACTTTTATGTTATTAATGCTTATCATTGCATTGTCATAATCAATGTCAAAAATTCCCCGTTTATCTTTCACGACATTTTCAGTTATGTATGTTTCTAATGCGGCATCTTCTATTGAATCCACGAGAAACAAAATATTTATCATCATGTTTAGTAAGTCTCCAATGTAAACATTCTGTGAATGTACCCGGATTTTCTTATCAGTCTTCCTGTGTTATCCCTATATCCCATGTAGCAATCATTTTTCACTTCTACACTGGATAAATAAACATCGTAGAAATGACCGCCTATATTTAATACGCCACGTCCACTTTCCTCTGAAATCTAACCAGTAAATCCATTTAACTTATACGGAGTGTCGCAATACGGACATTTCGTTTTCGTATTATCAATCGGTGCGCCACAATTTATGCAATTCAAGATCATTCTAGGCTTTCCCCACTATCGAAATATTCTCGTATCTTTCAGAGCATAAAACTTTTTTCATCATTTCAACCGGAGTAAAGCCAATGCAACCAATCAATTGCTTAAAGACTGTGGTTGACTGTCCGCTGCAAATTTGAACTCCTTTTCTGTCCGCATCTGCGTGAAATACATTGCTTCTGCTGTTTACATTCCAAAAAATAATGTTTGGAATATCATAACCGGACTCATTAAATTTCTTTGCCGTATTGTCATAGAAAGACCAGTCTTCGTCTCCGCAAGCATCAATTTCCATATCAGAAATAACAATAATAGATTTTGGCATTTCTTCCCGTGAAACATTGTTTTTTTTCGCAATTTCAAGGACTTTATAGAAAGCCGCTTGAAGATCTGTATTCATGCTCCAATTCGCTCTGCTCACATTGCATATCTTCTGTTCAAGCGTTTCTCCCTTTAAGGCAACTGTTTTTGGCATACTGGAAAATGTCATAAACAGATTATGATATGCACCGACATTTCTCTCTGCAAAGTAAATTGCAAGGCCAATTGATGTTGCCATTGGTCTTCCATACATGGATCCCGATACATCTGCCATAACCAAAGCATTTGTTCCTTTTTCCACGTAGTCAGGAAGTTGCTTCCATTGTGCTTCTAATACTTCACTATTTTTTCCACTATATAATATTTTTTCGACAATATCATATGGGTAAAGCGTAGAAGAATTGATTTTTTCTTCGCCAGATAACGCTTTTCTTGTAAAATCCGAAAATCTTTCTGCATCGTGTCTTTCAAACGCTTTTCTATAAAGCATCATTGCACGGCTAGGTACTTCCGGATATTTAATTTTATCCCAGTTTCCGGCAGACATATCCCTTTCAACAATCCCTATATAAGACCGTAATTTACGAACAAGAATATTAAATTCTTTGTTCTCATATCCTAATTTTTCAGCCGTCAAAATTCCAAGTTGCTTACCGTCTTTGTTTCTGGTTGCGCTTGTTTTAATCCATTTTCCAAGAAGCGAAACTGCGCAACCTTTTTCCATGGAGTCCAGATCTTTTTCAAACTGATCTTTCATCGAAGAAAACATTTCATCTTCAAGTTGCGTTCCGACAAGAGAATAAAGATCATCATATCTTCCGTAAAAGCCAATCAAATCAATATTATTGCGAATAGATTCTGGGTGATTTTCTGCCATATACTTAATAAGTGTTCTAAATGTTTTTCTCTCGCCAAGACCGCATCTAATGTCTCTTGCGTAAAATACGCATTTTGTAGCAAGTAATGGATTTTCTTTGTATGCTTCCGCAAACATGGTTTCAATCCTTACTTTATCAGCGCATCTTAATGAACCTATCGTTCCAAAAAGATCAAGGCACGAATTTCCTGTTGTGTTTAACGCAACAGCACCATTTTCCGTTCTTGTAAACTTCCCGTCATTTCTCATTGCTTCTGAAAATTCCATTTTTTTCACCTTTCCCAACCCTTGTTTTTCATTTTTGCCCAAAGAAAAATAATTATTGTTTGCTGTTAGGGTTGTATAAAAACAACGCATTTATTGGTTTCAAAATTATCTGTTTTGTCCATTGTAATTGCTGTGTGCGTTGTAAATCGGATAGGACGGACTCGAACCGCCAACACGTATGCGCCCCTGAAAAAAGTAATTGCTGTTAGTGTTTTGTTAACACATTTTTCAAATACTGCTCTTCCTATTGAGCTACTATCCGTTATGGCATCCCCTATAAACCCATTTGAAACTTCAAGAATGCTATTCGCTACCAAACGGCTATGTTGTCTCACGTTTTAGCTTCTCACCACGAATATAAGTTTTTCACCGTCATTTCTGCTTGCAACATATCTATGACCGGCTCCTAGGCTCCGTATGGCCTTACGGAGAGTGGATAGGCAAGGACTTGAACCTTGCAATGCTGATCCGGTCTTTCGACCTTTTGCTTACCCGTTTGCATACTATCCATGCGCACCGGCTCCGTGCATCAGAACCGGCACTGTACATTTAACACTTAGAAAGGATTTCTTTGGTGTCCGTCTTTACGGTTATGGAATGCACCATCCATAGAATCCCACCGGACCTTGTGACGGTCCTTAACAGCTTTCCGCTAGTGGGTTTACGTATAAAGGAGAAAATGTCATGGGCTATGAAAAAGTAACCCAAACGGGGATAGTGGGATTCGAACCCACGAATACAGGAATCAAAATCCTGTGCCGTTACCGCTTGGCGATATCCCTTTGATAGTGGTCTAATTGGCATCGTACCATTTCTGATACATTGGTACGCTCAACGCCAATCCCGTGACCTTGACGGAATAATTCGCATTCAAGAATCTTTCCGCAATTTTTACATTCGTCGTTTATTTCTTTTCCAAAAATTTTCATTCTTTACTGTTCCCAAGATCAAATTCGTCAAAGTTCTTGTTAAGCGTCGGAATCGAAACCCCGATTTCCTTTGCGAGATCCTTTTTCGTAACAAGTCCGTCTTTGTATCTCTTAAGGCCGTCAATTATCTGCTCTCTGGAAATATCTTTCGGCTTTCTTCCCTTGTAAACCTTTTTCCTCTTTGCAATTTCAATTCCCTCTGCCTGACGTTCAAGCATATTTGTTCTCTCAAACTCGTAAATTGCAGCAAGCATTGTTACCATCAATTTTCCTTGTGGAGTAGACGTATCAATGTTTTCCTTGTTACTTACAAGGTGAACGCCCTTTTTATTAAGGACTTCTACGATTTCCAATAAATCCTTGGTACTTCTTGCCAATCGGCTAAAATCATGTACATAAACGGTATCTCCTTCTTTTAT